CCCTTGTCTCGCCCGGCTGCGGTGATGGTGATGGTCTTTTGCTTACGGGCCATATCACACCACCGCCGGGCTGACGTCTTGCCAGGTGATCTGGAACGTCATGGGCTGGAGGATCGCTCGGGCCGTGGGCACCGGTGGCGCCTGGGTCAGCACGCCGCGCTGCAGAGTATATTTGCGCTCGAGCGAAGGAATCGCGAGGGTGCCATTGGCGAAGAACACCTCGCGCGACGTTTTCATCGCGGCTATCCACACCTCGAAAATCACCTTCGACGGCGAATCAGCCTGGATCGTAATGGTCTGGATGACCGGCTGCGGGGTATAGCCTGCAGACATCCGGCCATCCACACCCATTACGGCCTGGGCAAGCTGCACCGCGTCGAACGCGAAGGCGTCGTCGGTCGCATAGCCCTCGATCTTGCGCGGCACCGCGAAAACGGTGCCCACGCCCAGCATGAGGACGGAATTGGCACTGGTCAAAGTCGTCATGATGTGTTGCCCTTACAGGACGGCCAGCGAGGCCAGGGTGATCTGTTGGACGGAACCGCCGTCCATGTACCAGAACGTCATCGGCGGCGTGCCGCGCGCTTCACGCACCTGGGGGCTGGCATCCTTGATCTGCAAGTACCAGCCGCGGGTCTGGAGCGTTTCATCGATTTCCACGCCGGCCTGGTTGTTCACCTGGGCCTTCTGCTGCGCAGACAGCGTCACGCCAGCGCGGATGGAGCCGAAGTTCACGCCCGCGTTGATCGGGTCCAGGCAGGCCGCGTCGATCAGCGTGTAGCCGTCCAGGTTGTAGGGGATCGAGTTCATCTGCGTGAGCAGCGTCATCAGCGCCTGTTGCAGCGCGGCGTTCTGCCAGATCTGGTTCACATAGGTGTCGATCCACTTCCAGTTGCCGCTGATCTGCCCGGGGTAGAAGAAGCGGAAGCGGTCATTGCTGGTCGCGTAGTCGCCATAGAAGTTGTAGCCGTTGTCGATCAGCGTCTGCGCGGTCGTGGCGTCCGTCACCGAGAACGCCAGGCCCGACTGGCTCTTGAAGGCCAGGGTGATCCGGCCATTGGTGCGAGCGAAGTCGATCGCGGCCACCGCGCCCAGGACGAACGCGGCATGCTGGATGTCCTTGAAGACCGGAACCGAGCCGGAATACTCGTTCGCCGCCAAGCGCGCGGCCCAGCTCGTGGTGCTGCCCTGCTGCGTGGCTGCGACGTCGGTATCCCAGCCCACGTAGACGTAGCGGTTGCCCTGGCTGTTCGTCCACGCCGAGAAGGCGACCTTGCCGTCCGTATCGGGCTCGAACGTGGTCATGAACGACGCCCAGTTCTGGGTGAGGTCCGTGATCGCGCCCATGTTTACCGCCTGCACGCCGGCCGCCGCGCCCTGCGACAGCACCGCTCCAGTGGCCTGCGTCAGCTTAATACCGGCCGCGATCGTGCCACTGCCATAGCTGACGGTGCTCGCCGCGCCATCGGTGGCCGAGGTGATCACGAATGCCGAACGCTGGGCGTCATAGGTGCAGGAAGCACCGAACGACGTGAACGCGGCCTGGATGATCGAGGCAGCATTCGAGAAGCTGGTGGCGGCCGACAGGGTGATGGTGCTGGACGTCTTGGCCGTTCCGTCAACCGTCACGGTCAGCACGCCGGTCAGGGCCTGCAGCTGCGCCAGCGTGGTCGAGGCCATCGAGCCGCCGCGCACGTATGCAGCGACCGCCTCGCCCGGGTACTGGGCGAAAAGCAGGTTGCCGGGCTTGCGGGTCGAGTTGTCGAAGCCGTTGAAGTAGATGCCGGCCAGGGTTGCCTCGGTCGACGTCGGACCGAAAAAACGCTGCACATCGCGCGCGGTGGCGAAGCTTTGGACGGTGCCGACTGGCACGGCCGTATCGTGGGTCAGGATCAGGCCGTTCAGGTCGAGCGCCGATCCGCCGGCGCCGATCACGCCAGGGACGACCTGGACGATTTCACTGGCGGGAATGGACATAGCTTTAAGCTCCCGGAGGGTAGGTAGTGTCGACCTCGACGAGGTCCACGTGGAGTTCGTCCGCAAACTGCTGCGGCACGGTGATGGATGGGTTGAACTGCAGGACCGCGTCGACTGACCAGCGTTCCAGGTACTGATGCTCACCGGTGCTAAACGGCAGTTGCCGCGGGTCACCGGTGTAAAGCGGCTGCGCGCCGCTCGCCTTCAATGCATCGCAGCCGTATGCACTGCGCAGTGCGATGGATACCGCCACGGCCATGTCCTGCGCGCTGTCCCCGTAACAATCGACCTGCACGGTCCATTGCGTGGGCCTCGTCAAGGTCATGGTGCCGGCGTCAGGCACATCCGCATACGTGGTGCGGGGTTGGGACAGCGGCGGCGCCAAGAACGGCGTCAGGTATACGTAGCGGCCCTTCGGCGACGGCACGCGGTTTTGCTGCCCCCGCACAACCGCGACCTGGTCACCGACGATGACCTGGACGAACGCGCCCAGCGCCTCCACCAGCGCGTCCTCGGTGACGGAAACGGGAATGCTCATGGTGCCGCGTCCATCTGAAGGGTCACGCCAACCTTGCACCAGTCGGGCCAGGTCTCGAAGACCACAGTCACCAGCCAGACCTGGCCGCCGAAGACCAGCAGATCGCCACCCTTGGCCAGCGGTCGCACGACGCCCTGGGTGTCCCCGAACATGTAGACGCTGCGCTGCACCCCCTGGATGTTCTGCGCCTCGATGTGCGACAGGTCCTTGCCGCTGAGCGGCTGTACCTGCAGGCGCGCCGCCGCGTCTGGCTTGTACTTCGGCACCTGCTTGCGGCCGGCGCCGATCTCGTAGCCGTCGCTCGCGCGCAACGTGCCATCGATCATCGGGTTGACCGCAGCGATGATCGGGCTGGCGATTCCGTGCAAATTCATGTGTCGACCTCGTAGTCCACGCTGTTCATCATGTGGCCGGTGTCGACCAGAGGCTTTGCGAAGCCCTTGCGAGCCACGGTGACAGGCGCCAGCGGCGGGCTATCCAGGTGCCGGATGGACTCCTGCAACTGGCCCTTGATCCCTTCGCCCATCTGACCCAGCGTTTTGTCGATGTCGTAGTCGTTGTTCTTGGCCACCGCACCCAATGCCCGCGGCCAGTCCTTTTGCCGCTCAGAAATCATCTGGCGGAAGAACGGCCGCGGGGGCTGGTTGCGATCAGGGCGGCCAAACTCGTTGATGGCTGCCACGAGAGCAACCGGCGTGCCATCCGGGTAAGTCGCACCTTCCAGGAAGCCGACGCGCAGCGATCCGCCGTCGCCCATCTTCTTGGCCATCTCTTCCAGCCGCCGCACCAGAGCCTGGCCGCCCTTCAGCTCTACGGCCGCCATGGGAACACCACGGGGACGGCGTACCCGGTCGGCGCCGGCCGATAGCGGCCCACCCGGTACTTGGCCGTGGCCTCCCAATACTGAGCGCCGTAGCCGGTCTGCGCGTACCACTGCGCCGATCCCGGCGCCACGTTGTACTCGGCCGATACCGACACCGAGCCTTCGGTTGCGCTGCTGATGCGGCCCACCAGCGGCCGCGGGCCCTGGCCGTTCTCGCCATAGCTCAGCGCTGCCACGTGGGCTGTCAGCAGGTATAGGAGCACCTTGCGCTCGTCGACGTCACAGACCGCGCTGCTGTCCTTATTGCTCAGGTACAGCGTGGCCATGCTGAAGGCATGGTTCAGCTGCTGGTCCGTGAGCGTGGCGAAGGACGGGTAGATCTGCCGAAACTCGGCAGGGTCAAAGACGACGACAGCCATGGGCCGCTCCTATTTCTTCTTGCCTTCGTACTTCTCCGGCGCGATGCCGGCGGCAGGCTTCTCGGGGTCCAGACCTTCAAGCCCGGACACTTCGTCCTTGCGCTCCTTGGCCTTGGCCACGGCGCCGCGCTCGCTGCCCTGGGCGAAGATCATTTCCTTCTTGAGCGGCTGGAAGTCGGCATACAGCTTGGTCCAGGATTCCCAGAAGTCAGCCTGCACTTCGGTGAAGCCGTGGCCGGCGATGGCATCGGGATGGTTGGCACCGTTCAGGGTGACGGAGGGAGCGCCCGGGATGTCCAGGATCAAGCCATTGGGCAGCTTGCATGCAACGGTAACGGTCGACATTTCTCTTCCTCGAATAAAAATGGGGCGCCGGTTGGGCGCCCCTGTTCGTTGCTGACGGCTTGGCTTACACGCCGATCATGCCAGCGATGGCCATGGGGACCTTGATGATGGCGCCCCAGGTGCCCTGCGACTTCTTCTGCTTGAAGCTCGAAGTCTCGCGGACGATCGCGTGGGCGCGCATCTTCTCGGTGAAGGCTGCGGTGCCAACGTTCTGGCCACCAATCGATTCGGCGATGAGCTGCACCAGCTGGCCCGAGCCGGTCGCGTATTGCACGGCCGTTTCGACGGTCAGGTTGGGAAAGTTCTTCGCAAGCAGGTCGGCGACGTTGACGTTGTATTGGTTCGTCTTCGTCAGGTTGACTTCGATCTCGGGCGACATGCACAGCTTCAGCTTGTCGCGCCGCGTGACCAGGCCGCGCGTCTGCGACACCAGTTGCGCGAAGAGGCGCTGCGAGATGTCGTCGTAGACCGCCCCGCCATCCTTCGTGGCCCAGGTCGTGCCGGAACCGGTGCCGGTTGCGCCCGGGGCGATCGGTGCCGACAGGTTCGGGTCGTTCAGCAGGCCGTAGTTCTGCAGGCCGGCGATGCCGAAGAAGTAGCTGTTGTCCTGGAACTTGTTCAGAACCAGGGCAGACGCGACATTCAGCTCCGATGCCCAGTTGATCTTCGCCTGGCCGGCCATTTCCAGCTCGCGCTCACCCCATTCCGTCATGGTCTGGTAGTGGTACGACTGGCGCTGGGGGAAGTTGGCGTTCGCGCCGGCGCGGCCGTTGTTGTTGAAATCGCCGTAGGACGACACTTCGCCCGTGGATTCCACCACCGGGAAGGTGGCGGTCAGGGTGGTCCAGTCGCCTTTCTTCGACTCGCCCAGGATCACGGCACCTTGCATCGGCGTCGTCAGCACGCGCACCAGTTCGGGATCGACGTAGTTCAGCATGTAGCTCGGGATGCCCGAGTTGCTGACAGTGACCAACGGGCCGGCCGCATCCATGGCCAGAGCGTAGTCGTGGCGGTACTCGTCGGGCAGGTAGTCCATGGCGCCCGGGAACACGATGCCGAAGTGCTTCTCCAGCAGCGCGAGGTCTTGGTTTCGTTTCATGTCTTACCCCAGGTTGTAGGAGGTCATCTTGATGAGAGCGCCGATCGCGCCCGCACTGCCGACGAACATGTTGGTTTCGGTGTGGCCCGCGATCGTGGCGCCGGCGGCGCCGGTCGATACCGTGCCGTCGGTGTTGGACGCGAAGACCTTCTGACCGATGGTGGCCGCCGTCTTCGTGGCGACCCAGAAGTCACCCCCGTTGTGCAGCGTGACGCCCAGGCCGACCGGGATGAGCATGGTGGACTCGGCCAGGAAGACCGTGATGACGCCCTGTTGCTCACGGTGCACGAAGCCGGTGGGCACGCCGGAGCCGGCGTTCGTGACCTTGCCGGTGGCATCCGCCCAGGCGAAGCGACCAACGGTCACGCCTGCGGTGTCAGCCACCAAGGCGCCCTGGCCTGCCAAGACGGTCGAACGCGGGTTGGAGCTGGCGAAGTCGCCGGCAACCGCGGCGGCCGGTTCGATGTAGACCTGTTTCTGGAAGCCCATGATTAGATCGCCTTGGGAATATGCGGGAAGCGTTCACGGAAGCTCTTCTGAGCCCCAGCATCCAACGCCATACGCGGGGTTTGGGGAGCCTGGTCTTGCGCCAGAGCCATCTTGACCAGCGCGCGGTACGCCGTGGGCGGCGTATCGGTCAGGTCGACGCCCTTGGCGTCCAGGGCCATTTTGTAGACCGCCTCGGCCGAGTCCTGGGCGACGATCTCGCCGAGGATGGGCCGGCATTCCTGCTCGGCAGTGCGGATATCGGTCATGCGCTTGACGGCAGCCTGCTCGCCCGCCTTCTGGGCCTTCGACAGGGCGGCGTCCATGGCCTGCTGGGTCACGGGCTTGGCGGGCGTGCCTTCCGTGGGCGGCGGCTCGTCTTTGGCGGCCGGCGGTTCGCCCAGGGCGGCCATGACGCGCGCGGCTTCGTCCGGGCCCAGCTTCTCGCCCAGCATTTCGCGGATCTTGCCCATCAGCTCGTCATCGTTGCCCAGGGCGTCCGGCGCGGTGGCGTCGTCTTCGTCTTCGCCGATCGGCGCCACGTCCGGGGCGGTGAACACCTCGATGACCTCTTTCAGGTCTTCCAGATCGGCGTCCTGCGCCAACTTGCCCTTGAAGTGGTTCTGCATGGCGCGCACGATGCGCGGCAGTTCCGATTTCAGGCTCTTGCGGCTGACGCCCTTCAGGAAGGGGGTCAGGTCGCCCAGTGCCGCGTCCTGGGCCAGCCGGGGCCGGATATGCGCCCCGAGTGCCCCGGCGACGACGGCGGCGGTTTTGCTCAGTTTCATTTTCGGGATCTCCGAAGGGTTGAGGGTACTGCTGTCGCCTACGACGACGTCCGGGCCTGCGCGGCCCACTTCGACAAGCGCGACGTGATTGCCGCGGATGTCTCGCATCACCCCGTCGTATGCGACGCCCTCATACATGCCGGGCGTCATATCGGCACGGTAGCGATAGGCGCTCGAAAGCTCCTTTTGCTCATCTGACTCGATAAGCGCGATCGCAACGGCGTCCCATACGACGAGGGAATTCTTTAGGTACGGCGCCAGGTATCCGGCGTTCGAACCGGTGGCCCCGACCACGAATTCTTTCTGCGGCTCGGCGGCCGAGACGGGGATGTGCTTGGACAGCAGCGGGATGTTGTTGAAGGTCGGCGCCGCGCGCGCCAACTCTTCAGGGTCCCGCAGCAGGAAGTAGATGCGGTTGGGGTCCAGCCCCAGCGTCTCCCATTCCGGGATCTCGCTGCCGCGGTACGGGTTGACCGTGGCCTTGCTGATGTTGCTGATCTCGACGTGCATCCGGCCGTCCACGTCGATCCGGCGGACGGTGGCGCGGTCGAAGGCCAAGCCGTGGTGGTTCTGCTGGTTCATTCTTCGAATCCCGGGATGATGCTGATGGCCACGCAGCGGCAATTGGGCAGCTCGCCAGGGCGGATGTACTCGCCGTCGATGAGCATGCCCTTGTCCC